AGCGTCGAGAAGGAAGGCAGCAAGACCGGTGCTTCCGTAGGTAACTTCATAAACATCCGAAAGAGGATATTTACCGTCACCTGCAAAAGCGCGATAGGAATCGACAGTTACGTTCAGACCATCGTTAGTGCGGATTTGACCAAACCGAGTGATACCGGCAGGCGCCGCGCCTAACTCACGGTTGAAAGTGGTCTCTGCCATGGCTAGAGTCTTATATCACCAATAATCAAATTCTAGTTCATGTACAACAAGTTCAATGCTTTTACGTATGAGCTAATTATCTTTCTCTGTAGATTTTACCCACTCAAAAGAAAACCTTTTATTCAAAAAATACTTGATTACTGCTTAGACGATTGGGCTGCCTTCAGGGCCGAAGTGGTTATGGAGGAAGTAGACGAACAGATCAAAGAGCTCCACTCTGCGTGGAACAGGGAACAAAACGAAAAACAAAAACCTGTATACAGCGAAGAAAAACCGGACGGGTCTGAAGCTCAAAAATTATTAGGAGGCTCGATGCGTCTTACTTCCCCTTGGACTTCTGATAAGCACGAGCCTTCTTCTTAGCTTTAACGCAATTGGGGACAGATTTACCATTTTTCTTTTTATACCCCTCTTGGACATAGCCGTCCCAGCAAGGTCCTTGCTTAGCCATCATTTACTCCTGTTCCGGTAGGCACGGGCTTTTTTGCCTGCCCGCTTAGCTACTTCCGTATTTTCGACATGAGTATTAACAGGTTTGCCACGGGTGGCACGTTTCTTCTTCTCATCCGTAGCTCGGCGCTCTTCCCTAGACATCGCTGCCCAGGCGGCCTTAGGGAGATACCGTTCGGTACGCCCTTTTTCACGTGCTAAGTCAGCCATAAAGTTCCTCCTCCTCAAAAGGTTCGAATAAGGGACAAGGCTCTTCAAATAAGAGAGAGTTTCGCATCTGCTGAACCCTCTCCTGAACCTCCTCTAGGTCTCCCTCATTCATTTATTTTTTTTCGTACTCTTCTCTAGTTTGCCAGTCTTCCTTAGACCATTTAGATAGTTTGTTACTGCTCGATTTCTTACCCTCGTATTTACCTCCCATCTCCTTGTAGTACTTGGTGGCAAGCTGCATGGCTCGTGCGCTGTGACCACCGAGCTTTTTGCGGGCTTTTGCTTTAGCTCGAGCCCACTTTTCAGGGTGTTTTTTCTTCGCGACTTCAGCCATCAGTTTCGACCCGAAGTGTCACGCTCTTCCTTACGACCCATTTTACGTTCGGTCTTGTACTTCCGGGCACGAGTTTTTGCTCGGGTTGCTTTCGACATCTCACCACGACGTTTGCCCTTCTCGGTCGCTTCGACTGTCCCTTCCTTAAGGTCACCCGATTTTTGAAGCGATTTAGTCGCAATAGCGTAGGCAGAAGATTTCTCCATACCCGGATTATCCTTCATTATGCTTTTAACAGCGTCCTCGAGAATCGCGGGCATAGGATCAGTACTGCTCGTATAATTTTAGTAGATCTACAAAAGACCAATGCTCCAATATCTGCTGAATAACTGGGCAGAAGTAGCGGGTATCGCTGGTGCTCTGCATATTCTTGCTCTCGCTGTCGTTAACCTGACCCCCACGCCGAAAGATGACGAGATCTACGGCAAGGTGTACAAGGTGATCGAAATGATCGCCGGTATCGTCAGTAAGACGGCTAAAAAGTAAAATGAGGGCCTTAGGCCCTTTTTTTTATGCTCTTAAAAGCAACCAGTAAGCTTGAGGACTTCATAATCACGAAAGAGGGCGTATTCTCTGAGGAGCTCTGCGATGAAATAATTGAGGAATATAAACACGAAAAATGGCGGGAGGCTCAGGTATTCAGTTTGAAGGAGAATTATAGAACAAATAGAGAGTTAATGATCTCATCATATGAATCGCTAAACGTTAGGAAACGCAGAGGCGAATTAGATCAAATTATTTTCAACGCAATAAGTCCTGTTGTAGCAGAGTACGCTAGAAACTTCAACGGTTACTTAAGATACGAGAACGATAGCGGCTACCTTTTACTTAAATACCAGTCAGGACAGTATTATAAAGAACATATAGATGACGCAGCAAAAGTTGTTTATGACGCAAATGGGCTGCTTACGGAAGACAGCTTAAGGAAGAGAAAAATAACCTTTATTATCCAACTCAACAACAACTTTGAAGGAGGAGGACTATCCTTCTTCGGCGATACTCACAGGGTAGCTGTCAAAAAAGGGTCAGCGATTCTCTTCCCTTCTAACTATTTATTCCCACACCAGGCTTTACCGGTCACTAAAGGTGTCAGGTATTCTTTAATAACGTGGATAGACTAGGCCGCTTCAGGAAGAAGCAAATTGGACTGATCCATCCAATTTCCACATACAGAAAAAGAGGGAACAGGATCCGGTTGATTCACCCAACCAAGAATCTTGTCTTCCCTCTCAGGAGTCCAATAAATTTGCCCTCGGTACCACTCGAACCACGGAGAATCTGACTTTTCTAGATTGCAGGCGCCACAAGCGCCAATCAAATTCTTTCTCGTCGTCTCTCCACCACGGGCTCTAGGCACAATGTGGTCGAGTGTCGAAGGTCTGGGTCGACCGCAGTAACCACATTCGGGCCACGCGTCTAAAATACTTCGTCTGAATCGTTTCCTAGCTGACTTTTTTTGAAGACATTGAAGATTGAATAGAAGTTCGATCTCTGAATCGACCATGTATATGGTGCGACCTGCAACTACTCTACCAAAAGCCTCTTTGTTACTTCTAAATTAAATCAATAATGTGTCCAAGCTACATATGAGTCTCGTACACCTTTAATCACAGGTTTTACTTCATGTTTATAGATATAAGTGCTTGGGAAAACGACGACTGTTTTAGGCTCAGTTAAGAACGTAGCTTGATCACCGGTAGGAAGCGACATAACAAACTCACCTCCCTCCTCAGCTGCCCTTAGAAGACCTACCACACTGCAAACAGGTACACCTCTAGAGGCTCCATCAAAAAGGGTTCGAATCGCATCCCAGTGAGGGAGCATCGCCTGTCCTTTGTTGTACCTGTTAAACCTTGCCGAACAGAAAGCCGTCGTAGATGCATCTGGAAACTCGTCGTAGTACTGTTCCAGGGCGAAAGCAACCAGATTGTAAGAGAGCTCACCAGCTTCAAGAGCAAAAACTTCGGGTTCGATATCACCATTCGACTCAATGTCGTCTTCAACCCCGTAATTATCTGCGCGGGAGTACTCATGCCGATCCCAGGCGACTGACTTTTGATCAATAAACGCGAGTGCTTGGTTAGCAACCGCATCCGGAATGGTATAAGTTCTAATGAAATCGAATGGGTGCACTTCTCAAGAAGTCAGTATGGTGCTACTTTACTGCAAGGTTACAGCCCCATCAATAAAGTCATTATGTTCAACAAAATCGACATACTTCCCTTGTCTCTCTACGAGTTCAAACTACCTGAGGAGCTTTACACACGCTTAGTAAAAGACTGTGAAGCGGTAGACTGGGATAATGTAGAAAACCGAGACAATGTACAGTACTTCGGAAAAACCTCAGATGATGACATGCATAATGAACCTAGATACGGATATTTAAAAAGTTATTGCGAAGAATGTCTCGAAGAAGTACGAAACGATCTTGGATTTAATTTAATTCCTCGACTGGCTGTATCTCAAATGTGGCCTAATCGAAGTGTTAAGGACCAGTGGCACCACGGTCATCAACACGGGTGGTCATTTTTTACAGGTTTAATATATGTAACTGGAAAAACTGGACGTACTTGGTTTAGCCGTCGAAGTGAGTGGATGAGGATTTCTAATTTTGATTTACGACGTGAACCAGACGGAGTAAACGAAAACGGTCACGACGTAATTTATCAAAAGGATCCTGTGCCAGGAACTTTAATTATTTTCCCCTCCACTCTGTTTCACTCCGTCGACGCCGTAACAGACGACGAAGCTCGTATAACAGTAAGCTTCAACAGCTTCCCCACGGGGGATGTGGGGGAGTTAAGCAACTACTCAGGAGTTAAGTTAAATGTACTCTAAGCAGCAGCAATGTAGTAGTAAACTTTAGTGTGGTCTACGTCAAACTGAACACCACTTTTATTGAAGTGGATAGGACGGTTTTTATTTAAACCCTCAATTGTACTACTCGTAGTTGAACCACTCGTTGAGCTTGCTTGTCCGGGTCCCTCACCCCCACCGCCCATGATGCAGTCAGGGTGCCCTTGGTTCATTGAACCAGAAACATGTGAGTGACCTTTAAGTTGATTAACTTGATAAGAGCCAATACCACTACCAAAGGGAATAACTCCCGACAGAGCTGTCCGAGTAGAAACGAAAACGTCATTACCCGACAGGAAATCAGCACCCCTTAAGCACAAACCATTTGTGTCAGGCATATGCATGGGACTATCAACGTCCCCTGCGCCATAGCACCCACTGGCCCAAACATCGCTGAGTTGGTCATAAGTAGCTCGATCTACTTCCTGACCATTCAAAAGAATGTAGGTCGCACCGGAGGCTTCAAAAACATCACCTTTGTGGGTGAGTGAGAAAATAATACGTCCAATCATAATTAGTTACCCGGCAAAAATTACCCACATAACAGACATATTATCAGGCCTACTTTCACTCTGAGAAGAAGCAAAAGTAGAGCTCGCAGGTGAGGTGCCGATGGACACATAGCCAGGACCATCACAACTATCTCCGTTCTGGCTGAACCAACTACCGCCTTGGAAGTTATGCCTGTGGGTAGCGAAAGCAGAAGGATCACCGGAAGGAGCCGCAGAACCGGAGGGCTGCCTCATAGCAGGATCTCGAGGTCCCTTGATGAAAAGGCCACGGAGATCAGGGACGTTAAACGTGGTCGAACCGTCTCCGTTACCCCAAAGATCACCTTGGTTACCGTAGAGCGGAGCGTAAAGGCTGCGGCTAATCGCCTGACCACTACAAATGAAGTAGTTGGTTGAAGGGAAAGCCGGAGCAATTTGATTCCAATTAGGCCAAAGAACAGGAAAAACAGTTCCGGCGGGCATCGCCGCGTCTGAAAGCGCGACAAGAGGAATTAAGAAACTAGCGCGAGCTTCGCAGTTGTCCCCTTCACCGTCATGGCTTGATGGAACTGAAGTGCTTAAGCCGTCAAGACGACGAGGGTTAGGCTGAGATCGGTTACGTGGCGGTGAGGGATTGGTATAGCGGATACTAAAACTGTGTGTATGAGAATCTCCGACAGCGCCGCTACCGTGCACGGTCGCTGCTGTAGTACCAGAGGCTGTTAAGCCCTTAACGTAAATAAATTTATCCCAAAGGTTGGGGACGTTAAAAGTGTCTACAGAGTTGCCTGCCCCAAAGCTAGTACCAATTTCCCCAAAAAGAACTGCGTTCGTGCCTCGAGATACTTCAGTACCCGACGCATAGGTGTACAAGCCCGTTTCTACAGCAGTATCGGCAACACCACTAGAAGTGACAAAGATGATCGACCCCGTAGTGGTCGAAGCATCACCAGGGGCAATAGCAGTAGGCCAAGAGTTTGCAGTTTTTTCTCGGTACACTTCCGAACCTGCGATCCAAGCACCAGGAGCTCCTGTGACTCCGGGATTTTGCTTAGGACCCGTGCTGCCGCCGTACTTACGAACCACTTCAGGTGACCTCCCTATAGTCGAAATCTGGGGTTAAATAATCCGCAGGTAACGGAGTAGAACCTTTAGTCCATTCGGATTTTACCTGAAATAATCCCCTAAAAGCAGGAGGGACATAAGGAATTACTCCGTAAGTCGAGTATTCGCGCTCCAAGCCTTCTTGAACATAAGCATCGTTATACCACTCGTTATAGGCGGCAACAAGCTCATCCTGA